ATCATGCAGGTCGAGCAACAAATGTCACTAACTCGAACAAGTTCATTGACATTCACGGACGATCACTGCAAGTCTCCAAGATCAACCAAGCCACTATGGATGTGGTTAAAAAAGTTCTAAGAGAACGTGATGATGCGAGTAATCGTACTGTCAATCTCTGTATAGGCACTGCTCAAGTGGCTATGAACTTTTGTCTAGGTAGAGGGCTTATCCCTTGGCCTGATCCTCGTGAATTATTCATCAAGAGCAACAGATACTGTTTCCCTATGTTGGAAATCAAGAGGGTAGACAAACCGATTTTCTCGAAAGAGCAAGTCATCCATATGTATGAATATGGTTTACGTCTTAGTAAATCATTAGGTTCCTTGTATCAAAATGTCGCTGAAACTATCTTGTTATCAGCATTTACAGGTATCAGCTGGAGTGAATACGTTCAACTCCAATCATGTGATATCCATTTAGATGCACGTATCCCGTACATATCAGTTGGTGGAAGGCGAAACTTTAAACTCAAACGTGAGGTTAGAAAACGTCAGATTCCACTAGCTGGTGATTCAGCAATGCTGATTCCCATCTTGAAACGTCGAATGGAGGATGTTGAGTACTCCGTTGATTATCATCTTTTTGGTGATGATTGGACTTCAGGATACAAATATGGTATCGACCGCCATCGAAGAATATTTGAATCAATAACTAATGATTTGAATTTAACTTACGATGATCGAGGAGAAAAAAGAACGCCTTATTGTTTAAGACATTCTTTCTGCACTTGGTCATTAAGAGATGGTAAATGTATTGAAACTACTTCTCGATTAATGGGACATTCAAACATCAATACAACCCGTCGGTACCTACACTTAGTATTAGATGATTACGTTGAATCAATGCCAGCCTCCATCCAATTAGCCGAAGCTATCTAGTGTATCTCACAAGTACTAATTCGATTATACCGATTTACCGCAAATGGTAAACGCCGTATACTCAGTACTTTAAAGATACCTCAGATGCACTGCTATTACTGGGTGTGTAAGATGGGATTCAAAGATTCACTAGCATTAAAATCTAGCGAGTTTTAGGCATCTAATAACAATCGGGGTTTGCTGAGAAGTAAGCCCCTCTTTATAAAGCCAGTGATACCAATCTGCATCGTATCCACTTGGGCAACTATCAGCAATCTAGTGAACTACATTTATGCCTACACCGCATCAGATTGATGAGCAGATTAAGCATGAACGTGCTGCAATCGCTCAAGGATTAGAAAGACTTAAAGAGAACACAAGAAGGTTAGAAGAGAAGGATTATGCATCAGCTTCTATATATGGAATTACCACGATTGATGCATTATTACCTTTAGTAGTTGAGAGAATTAAAGATACAACCAACCGCATACATGAAGGATGTGTTGGTGCATCATTTAAGGAGATACATAAATACTTAGCAGATATAGAACCATTAGCCGCTGCTGCTATCACCTGTAAGATAACTATTGATAAGGTATTCTCAATCAAGGACGGTAATAATCAGTTAACAAGGATAGCTGAAGCGATTGGTAAGGGTGTAGAAAATGAGGCACAACTCAGACACTATGAGCGATGTGCTCCAGGATTACTTAATACTCTCAAGGAAAACTATTGGCATAAAGCTATTGGTACTGATCAGAAGGTTGTAGTAATACAAACTTTAATGAACAGATATGAGGTAGAGAGATGGGACACATGGGGTTCATCTAATCGAGTCAAGCTAGGAGGTTGGTTGCTTGACTGTGTGATGAGAACAAGTAAGTGGTTTGACAAGGAGATTGTTAGAGATGGACGCAAGACAACCAATTGCATAGTTCCTACACCTGAGTTCATGGCAATCAAAGATCAGGTGATGTTCAATGCAGAATTGTTCAGTCCACTGGCTTGGCCCATGCTGATCGAGCCAAATGACTGGACCCCTGAAAAACCAGGTGGGTACTTGTTGAACGAGATAATGTTGGGCCACGATATGGTTCGCCGGAGCGGTTCGTCACCTATACAGGGAGAGAAGACTTTTGCCTTTGTAAACAAGGTACAAAAGGTTGCTCTAACCCTGAACCCTTTCACTGTTGAAGTAGCTGAAATACTACAAGAACAGGGAAGAAGTGTAGGAAAATTCAAACCTATAGTTCATCACGATTTACCTCCTAAGCCTGTTGATATTGCAGATAATGCAGAATCAAGAAAGAAATACAGGCGAGAAAAGGCTGAGGTATTAAACAGACAAGCTCAAGAATTTAAGAAATCTTGTCGAACTCGTATGACTATGGAGACAGTCAAACGCTTTAAAGGAAAAGAGCGTTGGTTTATTCCACACTCATTTGATTACCGAGGGAGGGTTTACGGTATACCCGCCTTCTTAACAGTTCAAGATACGGACTTTGGGAAAAGTCTGATTAATTTCGCTGATTCATCCTTTATGGATGAGGAGGCAGAAAGATGGCTGAGATTTGATGTCTCCACCAAATATGGACTGGACAAGGACACTCTTGATGATCGTCTTCATTGGACATATGAAAATGAGGATTTAATAACAAGAGTTGCTACTGATCCAATAGGTAATCTCCATGAATGGGAGGTTGCTTCAGAGCCATGGCAATTCCTAGCCAGCTGCGATGAGTTCTACCACTGTGTTATTAAGAGAGATCGGATAAGTACAAGTATACCAGTGGCAATTGATGCAACCTGTTCTGGGCTCCAGATTCTCGCTGGGTTGTCCAAAGACGAGTCTACAGCTCATCTTGTTAATGTAATTCCTTCATGTAAACCGCAAGATGCCTACCAAGTAGTAGCTGATACGGCTAGACCTAACTGTCCTGATTCAGTTAAAGCCTACATGGACAGGAAAACCGTCAAGAGAGTAGTGATGACCTTACCTTACAATAGTAAATTTTACTCAAACAAGGCGTACATCAAAGAAGCTTTACTTGAGAAAGGGGTTGAAGTTAGTAAGGAAGATTTGATAGAGACTGTCCACGCAGTTAGAAATGCAATGAATGTCATAGTTCCAGGACCAATGAGGGTTATGAAATGGATAGAACAGGAAGTTGGTAATGCTATTAAGCGTGGAGTCACTGAACTTAAATGGACAGCTCCATCAGGTTTTGTTGTCTCTCAACAGCTTTTTAAGAAAGAGTTTGAACGGATAACTTTACAGGTCTTAGGTCAGTGCAACATGAAAGTCAGTACTGGCGATTCTGACAAAGTAGACAAGGCTAGGCATAAAGCAGCTACGGCTCCAAATCTGATCCATTCGCTTGACTCATGTCTCCTTCTTGAGGCAACCTTAGCATTCGATAATCCGATAGCTTTAATACATGACTCTGTACTATGCAGAGCTACTGATATGACTGAGTTATCTAGAATTGTTAGAGAAAAATATATGTACTTGTTTGCAGAACACGACTACTTAACAGACTTTGCCGAGCAAATCGGAGCAGAGACTGAACCACCTATTATTGGCGACTTAAAACCAGAGTCAGTAATGGAATCCACTTACTTTTTTTGTTAATGACTACCCACACAACAGAGAATCCTGTCACCTTAGAAGGGTTTCAGGCGATCATGAAGATAGGAAAGTTTGGAAATTATAAACTTGCAGCAATCGTTGAGGATGAAGACTTAGTAAATACTTTAGAGACTGAGAGAGAGAACTTGTTAAAGAACAGACAAGCAAGATTAAAAAACCCTAAGAGAGCTACCCTAAATCCTGAGCCTTGGGAAGAGGTCAGTAATGGTAAGTATCTTTTAAAGTTTACTTGGAAGGATGATAAGAAACCTGTAGTCATAGATACTGAAGGTACACTGATCACCGATACAGAGATACCACTTTACTCAGGTTCTAAAGTTAAGCTTGGCTTTGTTCAATATGATTACCAACTACCTGCTGGTAGCTATGGGACCACTATAAAGTTAGCTTCTATTCAGGTTGTCTCGGTTGGAAACAAGGCTGGTATAGATACTGGTGATATGAGTCCAGAAGATGCTGCAAAGCTATTCGGTACATGCTCTGGCTATAAGGCAGGTGAGCCGAACATAGAGGCAGCTGGAACGCCTAGCTCAGTAGAAGACGATGACTTCTAATGTTCAGGTCACAGCTTGAAGAGAAGGTATCTGATCTTCTATGCGAATTAGGTGTTGACTATGAGTATGAGTCGTGCAAAGTCCCATACCAGATCATGCATAATTACACCCCAGATTTCCTATTAAACAACGGAATCTATTTAGAATGTAAAGGATATTGGGATAGTGCAGACAGAAGGAAGGTCAAGAATGTAGTGGAGCAACATCCAGAGATAGATCTAAGGATGGTCTTTCAAGCTCCCTACAACACGATCTCCAAGAAATCCAAAACTACTTACGCCAAGTGGTGCGAGCGTCACAAAATACCTTGGACCGCATGGCACAACATACCAATGGAATGGCTCATATAGAGAGCGAATTCGAGAGGCATGAACCTTGCGAAAACTGTGGCAGTAGTGATGCTAAAGCTATCTACTCAGATGGTCACAGTTTTTGCTTTGTCTGCCACACCCGTACCTCTGGGAATGAGGAAACTAATCACAATCACGCAATGTCTACCAATGTACAAATCCAAGGCTCAGCCCAAAGGCTGCAAAAACGAGGGATCACAGAACAAACCTGTCAAAAGTACAAAGTCTTCAGAGACGGAGAACTTCTACGCTTCTATTATTTCACGAGCGACGGCATACTTCAGGGAGCAAAGGTAAAGACTAAGCAAAAGGACTTCTATTATGAAGGGACTACTACTGATACTCTCTTTGGTCAGCATCTATTTCCTAGTAGCGGTAAACGCATCATTGTTTATGAAGGGGAGCTAGATTGTTGCTCAGGGTGGGAGGCTATGTCGGGTTGGCCCCATGTCTCCTTACCGCATGGTGCTGCTAGTGCCAAAAAAGATATACAAAAACAAATACCATTATTTCAAGGTTATGAAGAAATTGTTCTCTTCTTTGATGGAGATGAGGCTGGTCGCAAAGCAGCGGAGGATGCTGCAAGCGTACTACCACCAGGGAAGGTTAAAATTGCCAGATGCGAGTCCTATAAAGACGCTTCGGACGCTCTTCAAGCGAATGACTCGGAAGCAATAAGACGAGCGATATGGGATGCAAAGCCATATCAACCTGATGGAATAGTCGATGCTAAATCATTACTTAAAGAAGTAACCACCCCACAGAAAGAATCAGATCATGACTACCCATACGAGGGACTTAATAAGAAGCTACGAGGGATTAGGTACGGAAGCCTTGTCACATTTACTTCTGGAACTGGTCAAGGAAAATCAACCATCACCCGTGAAATTGCAACTCACCTCCTCAACAAGGGGGAACGTGTTGGGTTCTTGGATCTTGAAGCAAGTAATAGACAAACCGCATTAGGTCTTATGTCTACGGCAGTAGGTAAGCCATTACACATTGGAGAACATAGTGAGGAAGAACTCAAAGAACACTTTTCCAACACCATTTCTAATTGGAATCTTTTTATGTTCGATGGCTTCGGGTCTTATGATCCTGATGTCGTATATAATCGGATTGAATACCTTGCCAGTGGACTGGAGTGTCGTCTTATATTTTTAGACCATCTTAGTATCCTCCTCTCTGGATTAGAGGGTGACGAACGTAGGATGCTGGATATCACGATGACACGGCTACGTAGCCTTGTAGAACGTACAGGTATAACTCTATTTCTTGTTAGCCATTTAAGACGATCAAGTAATGATAGGAAATCTCATGAAGAGGGAGGACGTGTGTCTTTATCTCAACTGAGAGGATCACATTCAATAAGCCAAATATCAGATGCGGTAATCGGTTTAGAACGCAATCAACAGAGTGAAAATAATAGTAATGAAACAGTTCTAAGAGTTTTAAAAAACCGCTATTCGGGAGAAGTAGGCGTTGCCTCAACATTATCTTATGACCTATCCAAGTGCAGATTTAGTGAGAATGATTTTACGCAATCAGGAGGAGTCGAGACCTCGGATTTTTGAGAACAGTGAATACGAACATCCGTGGTATGACCACATTTCAAAATTAAATAAACCACAGCCCCCAACTGAGGAGGCAATTAAGAAAGCTCAGTTTAAAGACAAGACCTATACGTGGCAAAAGAAATGACACTCGTCTTTGACCTTGAAAGCAATGGTCTACTGAACGATGTTACACGCATTCATTGTATAGCAATTTACGACTCTACGACTGACGAAATCGAAACCTACAATGATGAAAAGAACAACAAGTATTCCATTACTGAGGGACTTAATAAGTTACTTGTTGCTGACACGATTGTTGGTCATAACATTATTGGTTATGACATCCCGTGCATTAGCAAACTATATAACTTTTTCACTCCCCGTTGTCGTGTTGTTGACACTCTTCTTTTATCACGTCTATACCACCCAAATCTCTTTGACATAGATAAAAAACATGAATGGGATGGTATGGAGTTACAACACTACGGCAGACATTCACTCCGAGCATATGGCTATCGTTTCAAAGAATACAAAGGAAAGTTTGGCGAGACAAGTGATTGGTCCGAGTGGAGTCAAGAGATGGAAGATTACTGCGTCCAAGACGTAGAAGTTACCAAAAAATTATGCACCCACTTCCACGACTACCTGATTGGGTTGCGTTAGAGCACTCAGTCGCACAGATACTTACAGAACAAGAACTTTATGGATGGACATTTGATGAGCCAGCTGCATGGGAACTTGAATCGACTATCAGACAAGAGCTTGAAAGCCTTAGTCAATTACTACGAGACAGGCATCCTTTCATTGCAGGATCACGATTCACTCCTAAACGAAATAACCAAATCTCAGGTTATGTAAAAAGTACAGGACGTACAGAAGAACATGAACACTGTGGAGAACTACAAGTTATTGAAGAGTGTTCGTTTACAAGATTAAAAGAACTTAATCCAACCTCAAGAGACCACACTGCATGGGTACTGACAACACATTATGGCTGGAAACCATCATTAATAAGCTCCAACGGGAAGCCCGTAGTAGACGAGATAGTCTTAAAGGAGATTGGAACGGATATAGCTCTGAGCTTTCTCCGATGCTTGGAACTGAAGAAAGCATTAGGAATGATATCCGTCGGCGTGAACGCATGGCTGAAGCTTGTTACGACATCTAGGCGTATTCACCACCACTGCTCAGTAGCTACTAACACATTTAGATGTGCTCACAGAAAACCTAACCTTGGGCAGACGCCCGCAGATGAAAGATTTAGAAAACTATTTACCGCCTCGCCAGGAATGGTTATGGTCGGGGCTGATCTTGCTGGCATTGAACTCAGGATGCTATCGCACTACCTTGCCAGATACGACGGTGGTAGATACGCAGATATCCTCCTTAATGGAGACATACACCAAGTCAACGCCGACGCTATAGGCGTTACTAGGCGTGAAATCAAGACGATTACCTATGCGTGGATGTATGGGGCGTCGAATAAAAAAATAGGTACTAGCTATGACAAGCAATTATCAGATCGTAAAGCATCTGCAAAAGGAAAAGAAATCAGGAATGCCTTTGTCGCTGCCACACCTGGATTGGCAGAACTCCTATCGGCTCTTAAGGAGCGGGGTAATGGAGGCGAGATCAAGGCTATTGACGGAAGAAAACTTTTAGTAGATAGTCCACACAAATTATTAAACTTTTTGCTTCAAGGATCAAGTGCAGTCTTGGCGAAGCGGTGGATGTTAATAACACACCAAACACTAAAAGAAGCTGACATACGTGCTCATCAGCTTGCGTTTATACATGACGAACTTCAATTCGAGTGCGACAACCAATACATAGATGACCTTAAATTCACCCTTGAAAACTCTGCAGTTAGGGCTGGAGAGTATTACAACATGCGAGTACAGATCAACGCCGAATCTAAATCGGGACGTGACTGGTCCGAAGTCCATTGATAGTGGAGATGTTAATAGAGATGGCGATTACTGGGAACACTACGTCGCCATCGAAGCTTGGAGAAGAGGAGCAGAAGTTTATATGAACTTAGGTAGGAGTGGTAAGACAGATTTAGTGATTGAACATGAAGGTCGCATCATCAAATGTGATGTTAAAGCCAGATCAGCAGTAGCTAAAGGTTATCCACATCGCTACTACCAACCTGCTACAACAAAAATGGACACACATAAGCCTATCTTTATGGTATGCGTTCATCCAGTTACTAAGCAGATCCATTGGCATGAGAGCCGTGTACCTACAGGTTGGGAGGGCTTTTGGGATGAAGCTACTTATTGATTGCGATTTCGTAGTATACAAATGCTGTGCTGCGGCAGAGACTGAGATTGACTTCGGTGATGACGTTATTGTTGTCACCTCTAGATTCTCTCAAGCCTATAAGTGTGTAAAGAGAGAGTTAAATCGTATTGCTGATAAGTTCGGATCGTTTGATGAAATGATTCTCTTCTTCAGTGATAGTAAGAATTTCCGTAAGGATATAAACGAGTCTTATAAAGGCCATAGAAACCGTAAGAAGCCTTGCGGTTACAGGAGAGTTATCAATAAACTTTGTGATGAATACTCTGTGATCAAGATGCCTAAATTGGAAGCAGACGATGCTATGGGTGTCTACGCAACTAAGCATACAGGCAATATTATCGTTTCTCCTGATAAGGATATGAAACAGATTGAAGGGATGCTATGGAACTTCGATGATTCTTTCACAATCACGAAAAAAGAAGGGGCTAAATGGCATTTAATACAAACAATGGCTGGTGATAATACTGATGGATACTCAGGAGTTCCTGGAATTGGAGTTAAAAGAGCATCAGCTTTATTCGATAGCAAGGGCTACAGCTGGAGGACAGTTGTTGAGGCATTTAAAGAGAAAGACTTATCGGAAGAGGTCGCTTTAGAGAATGCACGTCTAGCAAGAATACTAACTAACGATGATTATGACGACGAAAAAATGGAGCCAATCCTATGGACACCTTCACCTGACTACATCATAAATGACTGACACCACCAACAACACTGGACCTACCTACTACAAACGTGGGTCCATACAAGTTTGGGATTTCATAAGAGATCAAGAACTTAACTTCCACTTAGGAAACGCAATCAAGTACATCTGCAGAGCAGACCATAAATATGACGACATCGAAGATCTCTCCAAAGCAATCCACTACCTCTCCAATGAAATCGAATCTAGAACAAGCAAGAGAGTTCAGGAACTCGTTCAACGTGAAGAACTCCAAGACGCTCAAGTCGAGGAATATGCAAAAGAATTTGATCGTTGAGGAATTTAAGGAATTTCTAGAGGCAGAGGGAATGCTGTTTAGAAACAGTGCATCTCTGCATGAGGACGCTATTAAAGAACTCAGTGATCTCGTATATGTCTGCTATCAATATGCAGAGAATATGGGATGGGATTTAGACGAAGCTCTCCGTCGAGTCCATCAAAGCAATATGTCAAAACTAGATGAGGATGGAAAGCCTACATATAGGGAAGACGGCAAAGTATTAAAGAGCGCAAATTATCAACCACCTACATTAAGTGATCTTGTCTAATGACAAATTTAATATCTAGAACTGGAAGAGTTCAGAACTGGATAGATGATCCAGAATCACGTCTACCCGTATCATGTACTGTCTTCGTTGTAGAAGACTCTATGGAGGGACCAAATGGAATCGAAGCATCATGGAGATTCGTCAGCCACGCTCTCAGATATGGAGCTGGCGTTGCTGTCCATTTATCTAAGCTCAGACCCAAAGGAGATGAAAACGGCAAAGGTCTTACGTCTTCTGGACCAGTATCGTTTGGAAAAATCTATTCAACCCTAAATGAAATTATCAGACGGGGGGGCAAATTTAAGAACGGTGCTTGCGTTTTGCATCTTGACTTGGATCACCCTGACATTATTGAATTTATCACGACCCCACGTTCCGAACTTCCATGGGTTAAACGATGCGTCAACATTAACGAAGTAAAGTGGGAATGTGCTAGTCAAGAAACAAAAGACGCACTTATATATGGCATCAGGTCAGGTGACATATGGCTAAATAAAACTAAGTACGATAAAAATGGAAAAAGAATCAGAGGCAACGTATGCCTTGAGGTATACCTGCCATCACGGGGAACTTGCTTGCTCCAACATGTATGTCTCGGTGCCTGTACAATCGGCGACGTGTCAAAAGGTTTTGTTGAGGGTATGCGAAGTTTGTGCGACCTCCATAGCAAAACAGGCATTGACAGTTCTGGAGAATATCTCCCCAGCCAAACGGATCGCCAAGTCGGACTTGGATGCCTTGGATTAGCAAACCTACTAAGGCAGAACAATATCACCTACGAACAGTTTGGTGAGGCATTGCAAGCAGTAAATGATGGTATACCTGGATTAGGTACAGCTGGATTATTAGCTGCAGAATTTTATAAAGGCATTCAGAGTGCGGCTGAAGTTGCTAGAGAATATGGAATGGAGAGAGCATTTGCTATAGCTCCTACCGCAAGCTGTTCATACCGCAGTAAAGACAGAGAAGGCTTTACCTGCACACCTGAAATAGCACCACCTATAAGCCGTACTGTTGATAGAGACAGCGGCACCTTTGGTGTACAGACATATAACTATGGTGATGTAGAAATTGCCTCAGAGGTTGGTTGGGATGCTTATAAGAAAGTAGCTGACCAGTTGATGTATATGTTGAACCATACAGGGCTTCTTCACGGATATAGCTTTAACTCTTGGAGTGATGTTATAACCTACGACGAACAGTTCGTTGAAGAGTGGCTAGATAGTCCCCAAACTTCACTTTATTATTCACTACAAGTGATGGGAGACACACAAGATAAGTCAAGTGCATATGCAGCGTTAGACGAAGATGATGTCCAAGATTACTTGCAGGGGATTCTAAACAACGAACCCCAATGCGATTGTCAAGAATGAACCCATATGAGAAGTTACTCAATAGAAAGAGAACATGGACACCCGTCCAAACAACAGCTGGGAAGCTTAAATCTGGAGCTGAAGAGACCATCTACCGTGCTCTCGCAATACGCCATATGGAGCTACCAGTTGGCGAGTTTATTGCAGAATCACTTGAAAAAGAAGTTCCCGAATCTGCACGGACTTTATTAGAGTCCAACGTCAAAGATGAGGTCAAACATGACCTCGCTCTTGGCTACATAACCAACGCTATAGGCGTTGATGAGAAGTCTGAGAAAGAGGCTTTTCTATTAAGGGATGCGTGGGAAGCGCACCCTGACCACATGATCACCAAAGCCTTAGTTATTGAACGTGCTATATTCTTTGTTCTATTGCCTATGTTTCGCTTTAATGGCGATGCTGGTCTCAGAACGGTATCAGCTGATATTTCCAGAGACGAACAGATACACGTGGCCACTAATAGCCTTGTATGTCACGATATGGGCTTATCTTGGAGTCAATCTCTGGATAAACTTAGGAAAGCCACCATTAACTGGATCATGGAGCCATTAGGTAAGAATACCTATGGCGATAAATATTTAAGCAAAAAATTCTGGCTGGATTCAAGCGATAATCTTATGTATAACGGCAAGGCTCCAGAGCTTTCGGAAACTAAGTCAGCTAGAATGCCTGCCTTTTTCGAGCATTCTAATGTCAACCTACCCCAATACTCTTGAAGCAATCCTCGGACCAAATCTAGAGTCAATCCTCGCTGAACTTGAGGAAATATATCCACCAACCAACCCTAACCCTAATGAAAATATGGAAACGATTATGTATAAAGCTGGTCAACGATCAGTAGTCGAGTGGATAAAAACTCGTATCAGTGAGGATGGATAGATGGTTAGTACTTTACCTTATAATGCTGAGTTAGATGCTCAAGCTAAAAAACATTTTGGAGATAACTATGGTAAGACTTCATTAAAAATAAATCCATCTTTTGGTAGTGCTGCGAACATTCAATCTACACTTATAGATCCTTTCTATAAAACTGATGGACAATGGGATGATGAAAAAATAAATCAATCAATATCTAATGCAGTTAGAAGGAACTTAGGAGGACCAACAGCAACTATAGATGATAGTTATCGGGATTATCTAGTTGAAGGAGTTAAGGATGGTTCAGTCAACCCTTTAAAAATAAATGAAAGCCTTGCTAATTCTAAAAGAGGAGCAAATATATTTAACCTAGCAATGAATAATGCTGGTTGGGTTGTACCTCCAACTCTTCAAGGTGATGATATAGATGCAATAGTTGATCAAGATTTTGGTGGAGACTTTGGTAAATTTGCTTTAAATGAATTTCATAAAAACTTACCACAATTCATTGACCCTGCTACTGGAGATCCAACTAGTAAATATCTAGGTTTAGCAGAAGATGCTAAGAGAAAAGCAAGTAGTGGTGAAACACCTAATCCCGCCTATATATTTGAGGGTGTGGATAACTCTCCAACAGGACCAGCTAGTGCTACTGACATTGGAGGCACTCATGAAGGTTTACCAGAAGGTGCTAATCCTCTTGATGCAATAACAGCACCTCAAGGATCACCTCAAGGATCACCTCAAGGTCAACCTCAAGGATCACCTCCAGTTAATACTGATGTGACGACTACACCTAATTGGTATGACGGTTACGGTTCAGGTGCAGAATGGTTAGCTGCTAACCCACAAGGTAGTGAAAACTCAACTAACAGCACTTCTAACTCAACTAACAATATGGACGACTTCATGAAGTTCATGATGATGATGAGCATGATGGGAGGCTTTGGTGGTCGTGGTGGCTACGGTGGTAGTCAATATGGATACGGTGGTCTCAACCCAGGCGGTGTTCAAGCTGCTTACAACCCACTAGAACAGTTACAAGGATCATGGGATTGGTTTAACAAGTCCTTTGGTAGTGGGGTACAAGGTGGTACTACAGCAAACGTACAATAAAAAACAATGACAGCAAAAACTAGGTATGATTATTTATCAAGCGAACGTACCCAGTTTCTAGACGAAGCAGAGGAAGCAGCGGAATTAACTCTTCCATATTTAATCACTAAAGATCAATACTCCAAGGGGATGAGACATCTTCCTACACCTTGGCAGAGTGTTGGAGCAAAAGGTGCAGTGACATTGGCAGCAAAACTTATGCAGTCAATGCTCCCTGTACAAACCAGCTTCTTCAAGCTACAGGTAGATGAAAGTCAACTTGGTCAGGAATTTGGTCCACAGATTAAATCAGAACTAGACTTATCTTTTGCAAAGATTGAACGCACTATCTTAGAGGCTATTGCAGCTTCTAATGATCGTGTCATAGTGCATGAAGCTCTCCTACATTTAGTAGTAGCAGGTAATGCACTTATCTTTATGGGTAAGGAAGGTCTGAAAGTATATCCGCTTAACCGCTACGTTGTAGAACGAGATGGTGACGGCAATGTGATCGAAATAATCACGAAGGAAACAATTGCAAAGAAATTAATTGAAGATCAACTACCAGAGGATGTACTTAAGCAGTATGACACTGTGGTTGATGGATCTGATGACAATGTTGAAGAGTGCGATATCTACACCCACATCAAACGAGACAACAACAGATACGTCTGGCATCAGGAAGTACACGGTAAGATATTAGAGAAGTCCTACGGGAAAGCACCTGTTGACATAACACCTTGGATTCCATTGAGATTTAACACAGTGGATGGTGAGGACTATGGAAGAGGTAGAGTCGGTCAGTTTATTGGCGACTTAAAATCATTAGAAGCATTATCCCAAGCCCTAGTGGAAGGGAGTGCTGCGGCTGCGAAAGTCGTATTCACAATTTCTCCTAGCAGTACCACGAAGCCAAGTACCCTTGCTAACGCAGGTAATGGCGCAATCGTGCAAGGGCGGCCCGACGATATCGGGGTGGTGCAAGTAGGTAAGACTGCTGACTTCAAGACTGCATTTGAAATGATGCAACAGCTCGAACGTCGTCTTAATGAGGCGTTCTTAGTCATGCAAGTTAGAAATTCTGAGCGCACTACAGCTGAAGAGGTACGCCTCACACAGATGGAATTAGATGCTCAACTAGCTGGACTGTTTAGTCTATTAACTACTGAGTTCTTACTTCCATATCTAAATAGAATACTTAGTCAATTCCAAAAGACTGGAAAGATACCACGTCTACCAAAGGATATTGTTAAACCTACTATCGTAGCTGGTGTTAATGCATTAGGTCGTGGTCAGGATAGAGAAAGTTTAGGTCAATTCCTAACAGTCATTTCTCAAACAATGGGACCAGAGGCAGTACAGAAGTTTATCAATCCAGAGGAAGTCATTAAACGACTAGCAGCTGCACAAGGTATTGATGTATTGAACCTAGTTAAATCTATGGAAGAGATACAAGGTAAAGAGCAGCAAGCACAACAAATGGCTATGCAACAACAGCAGACAGAGAATCAGACTGCAATGATGAAGACTCCAATGATGGACCCATCTAAGAATCCTGCAATTGCTGGTCAGCAACCACAACAACCACCTGAGCAAGTATGAGCGAAGAACAAACACTCTCGTATGAGAATAATACAGAGTCAGTTACCACTGAAGAAAACCTAACTCCTGAAGAGCAAGATTCTTTGGAAGTTGGGGAGCAAATGCAAGCAGCTGAAGACCAGTTACTTGCAGGTAAATATAAAGACCCTAAAGATTTAGAGAAAGCTTATGCAGAACTCGAAAAGAAATTGGGCGAAAAATCTGACAGGGATTCAGAGGAAGTTGAATCAGAAATTGAAACTGAACCTGAAGAACCAAATGATATACCAAGTAATATTTTAGATGAGCTTTGGGAAGAAGGTCAGAATAAGAATCTTACTAAAGAGACATTCGATAAGATTCAAAAGATGAATCCTATTGACGTAGCAAAATTAGCTATGCAATCACGTCAACAAGGAAGTAATAGAGAGTTCACTGAAAATGATGTCCAACAGATACAAGGATTAGTTGGAGGAAAGGAGAACTATAGCAACTTATTATCTTGGGCCTTAGATAATCTACCTGAGCAGGAAGTTGATATGTTTAATTCAGTCATGGATATAGGCAACCCTTTAGCTGCTTACTTTGCTGTCCAATCTATGGCTCTTAAATATTCTGACATGTCAGGAAGAGATGGAGAGTTGATTAAAGGTAAAGCACCTAAGTCAACATCAGATGTCTTCAAAGACCAAACAGAATTGATTGAAGCCCAGAACGATCCAAGATATGCAACTAGTGAAGCTTATCAAGAAGAAATCCTACAAAAACTAGCACGATCCAACATTAACTTTTAACTATGGCTAAGAAAAATTCAGGAGTAAAACCTGGATTCTCATCAGGTTATTCAGGTGAGAGAACCGCTGCTGATCCAGGAGCAAGAGATAGAAACAAACCTTGTCCTTCAGGTTTCTATAGAAACAAGGCAGGTAAGTGTGTACAAAAAGGAGTAGGAAAAGAATACAAACCATAGGTAGATATGGCGACCTGACAGTTCATCATCGCCTATCACCTACTTTGATTCAATGACTACTGTAACTGAATACGGTAAGCAAAACATATTTGCTAACGAAACACCTCCTCGATTAATGAACGATAACGAACAAGACTTCTTAATGGAGCAAGCCGAGAGAACTAACGGACAACTAGCCATGCTTGGCTTTGTTGCTGCCATCGGCGCATACATAACTACTGGACAAATTATTCCAGGAATCTTTTAAACACTTTATAAATGACTACAGCCACATTAACCAAACCATTTGACAACTGGCAGCGTTTTTGTGACTGGACTACAAGCACCAACAACCGTCTCTATGTGGGATGGTTTGGTGTGCTTATGATCCCTGCACTATTAACCGCTGCAACAGCATTTATCGTAGCTTTCATCGCTGCACCACCAGTTGATATAGATGGTATTCGTGAGCCAGTCTCAGGATCTCTACTCTATGGAAACAACATCATCTCAGGGGCAATCGTCCCGTCATCTAACGCAATCGGTCTTCACTTCTACCCAATCTGGGAAGCTGCAACCCTCGACGAGTGGTTGTATAACGGAGGACCATATCAACTCATTGTGTTCCACTTTCTCATCGGTATCTCAGCATATCTGGGACGACAATGGGAACTTAGTTATCGACTAGGAATGAGGCCATGGATTTGCGTTGCTTATTCTGCACCCGTTGCAGCATCCTTTGCTGTATTCCTCGTTTATCCATTTGGACAGGGGAGCTTTAGTGATGGTATGCCTCTTGGTATTTCAGGGACTTTCAATTTTATGTTTGTCTTTCAAGCGGAACACAATATCCTTATGCATCCGTTCCATATGCTCGGTGTTGCAGGGGTATTCGGTGGAGCTTTATTCGCTGCTATGCATGGAAGTCTTGTTACTTCTTCGCTTATCCGTGAGACGACAGGCTTGATATCTCAAAACTATGGATACAAATTCGGTCAGGAGGAGGAGACGTATAACATTGTTGCGGCTCATGGCTACTTTGGGAGACTTATCTTCCAATACGCCAGCTTTAATAATAGTCGGAGTCTTCACTTTTTCCTTGCTACTTTCCCCGTCGTTTGCATATGGATTACCAGTATGGGAATCTCCACTATGGCTTTTAATCTCAACGGCTTTAACTTTAACCAGTCAGTCGTCGATGCAAGTGGAAGAA